CATCTTTCGATTCGAGGCGCTATTGAACTCCTTCAGCGCCTCGATGGATTCCTGGGAGGCACGAAGCGTTTCGGTTGCTGTCCTCAACTGGTCTTCCAGCGTCTTGACCTTTGATTCCAGCTTTCGATTGTTTGCCTTCACAATGGGAAGCAATGTCTCCCCACGCTCCACATAGTCAGCTGCCTCGATCCATTTGTCAGGATCACCACGAAACTCTTCCTTTGGTACCCATCCCATCTCTTTGGCACGGGTTTCAGTTCCTGCCTGGTCAGTCATTTGCGTCTACCTCTATTGCACAGAAAATATCGTTGTCGTTGATCAAGCGATAATCCTTTCCATCAGCCGTTCCCTTAGCCATAACACCAGCGAACTTACTGATGAATACCTTATCGCCTTCCTTCGCACGGGGAACTTTTTCATCGGCCCATGCTTCAGGTCCAACCTCAACTACAACGGCCCTTGTCTCGATTGCTAACTGTGAACTGCGAACTACATCAGGCATAACGATCAATGATCCCTTTTTCTGTGGTTCGTAAGGGACCACCAGTACCGCTCGCCCAAGTGGTTTCAGTCCTGATTCATTTTTCATCTGTCAACGTGTCCTCTAATTCCTGAAAACCCATATCGTGAAGTTCCTGGAGTACCTGTGCCTGAGCCTGAGCTCCAACCGATTCCATAGCAGTGATCCCAGTGGATTCACCCTGAAATTGGCCCTTCGCCCATTGCTCCTTCAGCTGCTCCCTCCATACCCTCAAGCCCCGTCGGAATTCCTCCGTTACCGGGTCTTGAAGCCATCGCTCGAACTCCTCCAGTGTTATCTTCATTGCCTTCCTCTCCCATCATTGAGTCAATTCGTTCGCCTAACATCGCATTGTGCGCCTGCAGCGCGGCCACCGCAGAATCGAATGCCTGAAGTTGAACAGTAGCCTGCGAAGTGCCAATCTCCGCTACGATCTTGGCGGCTTTGGCGTGCAGTTCGACGATCTTGGCTTCGTTCAGCTTGCGCTCTTCCATCATCTTGATCATAAGCAGCTGCTTCTCGTGCTGGAACTGCATCTGCTTGCCCTTCAGTTTCAGTTCTTCCAAGGCTGTCTGCGGATTGGGCAGTGGCGGCACCTTGTCTGGGCCTGGGTAGAACTTATCCACCCCTTCAATCCTCATCATCTTCAGGAAGTGACGCTCAACCTGCACAATGTCATAGCCTGGTACTGTCGTAGAGGCTTGACGTAGCATCTGAGCCTGAGCAAACCTAGCACCCATCGAGGTGACATTCGGATCGGCAGACGGAACTACCAGATCGGGGTTGTTCAAGTAATCCTCCCGACGAATCATAGTATTGCCCGAGCCGAATCGGAAGCTGGCAGGCATAAACATTGCATTCAGCGTGTGGCGCTTCTTGAATTCCTGCTTCAGTGAGCGCCAGACCCGCTTGAAGACGACGTTGTAAATCTGTGATCCCTGCTCGATCATATTGCGGGAAGTTTCAGCAGGGGTGTTCTGTCCAGGATTGATACCTACCATCGGATCGGTAGTGCCGGCGGCACGATCCGTGTAGTTGATCAACAATCCCAGCAAATTGAACATCACCGTAGAAGGCTGACGCTCCGGGAAGGGAACAAGGCTCTTCCGCAGGTCATCCCCCGTGGAGTCAACTCGTTTCCATTCCCACGGAGCCATAGTGTAGACACCGCCCCGAATCTTGGCCCCACGACCAAGGAAGCCTCCCATGGAATTCTGCATCGTTCCAGAGTCGAGAAGCTGGTTGATTCCAGAATTGACAGCCTCATTGAGTGGCCCAAGGAGGACACCAAATCCGATATCATAGATACCTCCATCCGGGGACGGGATGAAGGAAAACTTGGTGTAGTATTCAGTGGGAGTGATGCAGTAGATTTCCTTCCCATCCCGCTGTACATCCTCTTCCCGATCCCACCGAGCAACAACCCTAACAACCTGCTTCGAGTTATCTTCGAGGGTAACGATGTAAGGCTCGGCATAGCCGTCGCCATCCAGGTCCAGAAACCGATGCTGTTCCAACAGCTTGAACGGGGCATTGTCAGGATGGACAACAGGCTCCATACCCTTTCGGTTGTCTTCTGGCTTCTCGTCAACCTGCATCGGAGCGCCACGAATAAACCAGTCGGCGTTGAGAATATCCTTCTGATAGGTCTGACGCTTCACCCGCTCGTAGATTTCATTGGGGTACAGCTTGAATAACTGTGTTTTCCGTACACAGTTCTCAACTGACCGCGCGTTGTAGTCCAGTATGAAGTCGCGGGCCATCACCAGTTCACTGATGTTCGACCGGCGGTTGGGGCAGTAATAGGTCTTAATGAAGTTGGTGCCTACAATACCCAGGTTGATCAGCAGCCGATCGTGTTCTTCTTCCCAGCCAGTGTCTTGTTCCAACACCTGCCAAGACATATGCTTGGAAATACGATCCGCCTGCTCAATCAATGCGCCAGTAGGGTCTTCCCCCGGTACACGATAGCGTACTATGTCTGTTCCTTGAATCAGGTTCGAGTAGGAACGGGCGCTAAACTGAAGGGCCGCAATCGTAACCAGGGGGAATATGACGTTTGAACATCCTGCCCAAGGGAAGTTCTTGTCTTGCTGAATCTGCATGGAAAGGTCCATAGCAGCATTCATTCGACGAACCCACTTAGAACGCGATTGTTCATCCCTTTCATAGCCCTGGTAACTGATCTGTCCAATCCTCGACAGGTCCTCCTTCGAGAACCGATCACAAAGGTTCGGAGCCTGCATCAGGTCCTTATTGATTGTCAGCTTTTTCTCTGGAGTAAAGATATTCACTTTAATACCCCGTTACCACAGAGCGGCCACCGTGCTGTACCTGATTCGCCATGTGCTCAAACTCCTCTTCCTCTTCAGTTTGGAATTCACCTTCGGTCAAGTGACGAAACTCCTCAAAGCCTCGAGAGAGGAGAGCTGCTGAGTCAAACTGGTCGTCCAAAGTTGCCTCTGTCTGGCCAGTAAACCGCAGCAGCTCTGCCTCAAATGGTTCGTACCAGGTGGCACGTTTGTCAAAGCGACAGCCGCGGGCACGCATACGCTTCTGCAGCGAACGACCACGCACGGCTTTATCCTTGACAGGATTCACAGCCACTATGTTGATCCAAATGTCGCGGACCTGCATTTCTCGATAAACCATTGGAGCCAGGGCTTTCCAGATCACCCCATCCTCTACCCAAAACGTGTCAGGACGCCAGGCTGATTGCACAGAGAACATCTCTTCGATAATCTCAGCAGAGTCCAGACGATCTACTCGCTGATCCAGGAAGTGAAGGACGTTCAGGATGTCTTTGCCGCCAATCGTAATGGAAGTGCGGTTGGCCGAATCCTGCTTCGACACCGCAAAGTCAATAGCGGCTCCAATGACCTTTTCAGTTTCGTAATCTCCATCTTCCATAGGAACGAAGTCGTCCTTCCGCAGATAGGCATCCTCGTAGTCGAGAGGATCGTTGAGATATTCCTGGCTGTAACCAGCCGAGTCGCCTTCGTTGATGAACTCCTGCCTGATATCCCGCAGCCGCGACTCAGGGAACTTTTCGGGCCACAGGATATCAGAGAAATCATCAAACGAAGCATGGGCCTTGTAGCATTTCGTATCCCACTCTCCATTCCTCATCAGGCGACTCAACAGTGAATCGTCATGAAGGATGGTTCCGTGGCCCCTAATACGACCGCCATCACGAAGGGCCTGCTTGCACGCACGGAAGAACCAGCGACGGAACTTTCTACGCCGATCTCTGGACTCAACCTGCTCGTCATCCTCGATATCATCGAATATGATCAGGCCAGGACGGCGACCACGCCACTTGCGGCCGCGGATTTTCTGTTCAGCGCCACGAGCGATGAAGCGGAACTGATAGCCATCGTGACACTCCACGATGATGTCAGTTTTCTGATCGACAATGAAGTCCTTAACTTTGAAGTCTCGAATTAGGTCTTCATTCTCACGCAGCTCATTGGCAATATCCCCCAGGTGCTCAATAGCCATATCTTCACTGGCACCAACAAGGATAATATAAGGCTCTACGCGGAACATGGCAACTGCCAAAGCGAAGTCGTGGGTCAGCGCTGTGCTCTTTGCATGGTTACGAGGGGCTGCTATTGCAGCCGCCGGAACGTCGCTGCAGTACCGGGTCCAGCATTCCCGGTGGAATTCAGGCGTAGGTTGAGGCGAGTCATATCGGGGGCTAAGGTACACCCCTGAGAAAGCCTCAATCATTTCAGCAGTCAATTTCACGGCAAATCTGACTCTATTGCACAAAAGGCTGACATTCGAAGTACCTGACCAAGGCTGGTTGTGATCTCACACACCAAGCCATAAATCGTTCCGACGATGCCACCAGTGATGCTTTGATACACTGTAGGACCATTGATAGTGGCGGCTCCATTGATGATATTCCCAGGATTCGCGTCAACCCCAGAATAGACTACAGCGCTCGTGCTTGCTATCAAGATCGTCTCATTCGGAGCAAGATCGCCTACGAAGTTGAAGGGAATCGTAGCTGTCTCTCCCACCTTCTTCGGCATCCATATTGTACGGCCGCCTGGCATTATGAAGTCCTCGGTTTAGGTGGGGTGTAGTAGGCAGACATTTCTACGATACTTTCGTTTATGGTAGTTACTCGGCAGAGTACCTTGTAGATAGTTCCCTGCACACCACCCTTCAGAATCTGTGTGACCACCAAGCCATTCACGACTGGGAGACCAACCAGCACAACGCCTGGGGTAGAATCAACCCCGGTGTAGACTTCACACGTCACAACCTGGGCAACAATCGTAGTGCCTCTCCGGATCGACGAGATGTAGTCGAATTCGGCTGTAACTTGATCCTCTTCGTCGTCGAACAGCAGGACCGCACGGCCACCTGGGCGAACAATGTCACCGCCAGCAGGCGGGACGACCGGCGGGATTGGCGGCTCTGGTGGGACAACCGGCGCTGGGATAATATCCAACGACAGGTAGAAGCCAAAGTCGCTTTCGTCGTCAGGCAGGATGAAGTAATCATCTTGCCAGCTGGCGACAAATGTGAGGTCTGGAACAGACGGCTCATCAAAGACGTTAACGACTTCACTGTCAATCGTTGCCGGTGCAAGCTCTGAATCTGCATAGGCCGCTATCAGCGTCAGGGTTTCTACAACCTGGAAGGTTTCACCGACGAAAGAGTCTTCCGTCTGTGGTTCTTCGTCGGCGTCGACCAGTGTGCCAACTATTAACGCCTCAGCAACAACTACTGGAGTCTCAAAGAGACCAGTAAACTCGCTCTCTATTGTTGCTGCTGCAGGTTCAAAGTCAGCATAGGCAGCGAACAGTACATCAATTCCGAGCTCGAACGATTCGCCTATGAAGCTTTCGTCAGTAACAGGCTCGTCGTCGGCATCAGGGTAGTAGCCAACAATCGGGGCGTCTTGCGGAGCAGCTGGCGGCTCCTCGTAGATCAGGCCCAGGTAGTCATCGGCTGACTTATCTGGCTCCTCGTCATGGGTAACGACAAAGGTGCTGGCTGCAGTCGTCGGGGCGAGCGGGGTTGCACGAGCAACGTGCGAGAAATAGATGATCTCTGGTTCTGGCTCGTACTCATCCGCCCATACGCCTTCGATGATCGCAGCAGTACCGGCCGGCGCGTCCTCAAAGGTATAAACAGTCGCGCTTTCCTCGGTCGCTGGCTGCGGTTCAAGGTCCGCATAGGAAGCATCGAGCGCGTCGATAAAGTCCTGCGGTTGCCAGCCAACGAAACTTTCCTCTGTCTCTGATCCTGGCTCGTCGTCGCTGATAACGGCCTGAATGATTGCTGGCTCTTGTGGAGCCTCAAAGGTGTAGCCAATCTCGCTTTCGTCGGTAGCCGGCTCCGGTGCATCGTCGGTTACAAGCGTGGGAACCGGATCAAAGACTTCCGATATGTCGGAATAGGTGAAGCTATCTTCGGTGGAAGGCTCCGGCGCTTCCTCGCTAACGACCGACTGCTCGATGATCGCCAGCTGACCAACCGGAGCATCCTCGAACAGATAGAGAATTTCGGTGTCGAGCGTCGCCGGCGCAGGCTCTGAATCGGCATAGGCGGCAACCAGGGCGTCGATGAAGTCCTGCGGCTGCCAACCGATGAAGCTATCTTCCGTCTCCGGCTCTGGCTCAGGATCAGTCGCCAGCTGCAGAATCCAGCCCTGAGAATCAGGTTCCTCGAACGGACGGGAATACTCGGATTCCTCAGTGACGGGTCCAGGCTCGTCGTCGGTAACAAGAGTCGGGACCGGATCGAAGATCTCTGCGATCTCCGAGAGGAAATGACTTTCCTCAGTCGTCGGTTCGAGCTCGTCGTCAGTGACGAGTTGCAGCACCCATCCCTGCGACGGCGGCTCATCAAACGGCGCAAGCGTTACCGACTCATCAGTCTCTGGCTCCGGATGCTCGTCGGTGATGACGTAAGGAGTCGGCTCGTAGATCGCTTCGACCAGGTGGCCGACGAAGCTATCCTCGGTTTCGTTGAGCGGATCAGCATCGTTACCAACTGCAATCAGCAACCCCTCATCGGGGGCGGCAGCGGCCTCTGGCGGAATGCTCGCGACGAAACTCTCGTCGATCTCCGGCTCAGGATCTGGGTCCGGTATCACCGCAATCAGCGGTGGGCCCCCAGCAGGCGGAGTGATGGCAGCGACGATCCGATAGCCAGTCGGCTCCGGCGGCAGTTGCCACTCGTCGGCCCAGACAGGCGTAATTACATCTGCAGCCGGTGGTGCTTCGCCATCAGGAAAGCGATAGGTGATCTCGCTTTCTTCGGTGATCGGCGCGGGCTGCGCATCGGCGTAGGCACAGGTGAGCGCCAGGATCGCGACAGCGGCCCAGCCAACGTGGTCGCGGCCTACATAGGTATCACTATTGCCTACATAAAAAGTCGCCATTTTAGAAGATCAACCCCACCTTAGAGCAACTCCACCGTGATTCCCTGACAAACCCACTCGTGAAGGGCATTCGAGTTACTCATAGTGAAGGTAATGTCAAGCGTGCGATTCGCCGCATCAGAGTCCACTGCGATGCCGCCAGTCGCCGAGCCGATTGGAGCAACAGCCATGTTCTCGTCTATACCGATGTTTCCAGTGCCGGTGGTTGCGGCGACCGCCAGAAGTTCGCCGAGCGTGAATAAACCGAACATGCGCTGGTCAGCATTTCCATTGGCGACCAGATTGAAATCTAGTGTCCACGGTATTCGATCAGGTTCCGCCGTCGTGCCAGAAGTCAGGCAAACGTCGTTGAAAATTGTCGTGCCACCGTAGGAAATGATAACCGTCAGTGTCCACGAAGTAGTCGTGTTGTGCAGCATATTGCCGCCAGCACGGACACGCAGAGCACGCCCTGCCAGAAATAACCCGCTCGGGATTACTGGCGCGGTGCCGAAGATCGAAACGGCTGCTGCGCTGGTGTTCTGCGATTTTACAGTCGTCTGATTCAACAAAACTTGCGGATACTTCGGGAACACCCGCTTGTCGATGCACTTGGTCGTCTCGATTGAGGTGTCGTTAGGCGGGACGTACACCATTGCAATCACAACATCGTTGGCAGTCCGAACGGGCGGCTTCGGTTGAGCCGCAGCAGTACCGGCTCGAACTGCAAGCGCACCAGCCGAGTTGACCACGATCAGATCAAGACGAGGATTGGTAGCGTCTGCTGCTGTAATAGTCACATCAGCAGCAGCAATCGCAAACATCGCGCGGTTGGACAGCACCGCGCCCTTCGCTACGGCGGGAGTCATGTCAGCGCCGCCGGTGACTGCGAGGCCCGACAGCACGCAGTCAATACCGGCAAGTCCAGCGACGAGAATGTCCAAATCCTCTTGAAAGAGGACCGACTGGATGGTTGAGTCCCCTTCACCAAAATCAGGAGTGGTGAATGCCATGATCGCTCCTAAAATTCGTATCCAGGAGGCGGAACCGGGAAACAGGAAGTGATCGGGCTGTGCGCGTCGCTATAGAACAGCAGATCGTGAGTCAGTTCCACCCACGGATTGTTGGCCGTTGTTGTGCTTTCGTCCTCGGCCAAGTCGGTGCCGCTGTTATCACCGAAGTTTATGTTGCCCTGATCCGCGCTGCCAGCATCGTCGTCCTTGTAGCCGATTTCGATAATCAAGCGATCTTGTGCATTGAGACCAGTAGATGCCAGATTCACCGCGAAGTCGTTAGATCCTTCTTCGAGGCGACGGTTTTGCAGCGATACGCCATTAAACTGCGGCGGCGTTCCCACGTCGCTGGTGTGGGTCGGTGCAAGCAGGGATACAACTCCGCTGCCATCAAGAGCACATTTACGAACTGCTACCGCAAGACGGAAGTTGCCAGCGCTGTCAGAAAAGCACCGAAACTGACCCTTGATTGAGCCGGTAATCGTTTGTACAGCAAGCGGCGCACTTACGAATTGACCTATCAGTTGAGTGCCGACGCTGGCATTCGGTAGGCCGCTAAAGTCTGCCATTACCGAGTTGATCCGTGCCGTTAGCAAGTTCCGTCGCGTCGCGTTGGTCGTAATCGTCCAGGTCGTGAACGCAGGACTGACTGGAGGAGAACCTGTACTCGGGCAATAGAGACGAGTACTCATGTGTCAAACTCCGGAAAGCAAGTTGAGATCAATTGATCGGGATCAGCAACAGCGAACGGGTCAGTGTCGGTGAGCCACGCGTTAAGCCTCGCGCTGTTGCTGTGTGTCGATCCCGCCCCCCACGGATTCGTCGGGTCAGCGTAGCTTGTGCTAGTCGGGTCGAAGTCAATGCCATCGACAACATCAACCAAGAGCCGCGGACTGGCACTATCAGTTACGCAGCCGAGGTAGTAGTTGGTGGCGTTCTGTATAGGTAGATTGATACTCCATGACACCGTTCCCCCACCCACAGGAACGGCTTTTTCCGAAGTCACCAACATTCGATCAGACAAGTCAAGACCCCCGCCTTCATCAAGGTACAAGAGTCCTTTGACATTTCCTCCAGACGAGTCTGCATGGAACCGAATGTGTAACCCAAGCGCAGTGGTGGTGCTGCCATTGGCAAACAAACTGACCACTTGAAAGTCAGCGCCAGTGCTAACCTGTACGGTTCCAGCAGAGTCGTCACCGAGGATCGTTGCCATCAGGCAGCACCCGGCCAAACGCCAGTAATGACATCATTCGTTGCGGCACCGCCAGCGCCATCATCCAGCTGATCAAGCAGCATCCCAATATCCGCGAACGAATCATCAGTATCCGTCCACGCGCCGCCATCGGTGCGCTGCGTCCATTTAAAATTCTGGCCGGTGCCGGTGTACGCCTCGCGCAGCCGCGTGCCGCCAATAGAAGTGTTCAGCACGCGCTTGTAGACGCCAACAGCCGTCGTAGTCGTGGGTTTCACGACGATTCGGTACTGCTGTCCCGCCTCAAGGGTGCCCGGAGTCGTCAATGGGATATAAGTTCCAACGTGTTGCGTCGACACCGCCGTGTCCTTGTCGACACTCTGGCTTACGACGACGTTATTGGCCGAGTCGTAAATGATGCAATCATAATTGCCGTCCTGATCGAATTCGCCGCATAGGGCGCAGACCCGCGCCTTGAATGGCATCGTGAATAGCCCACCAGCCTCATCCGGCGTGCTATCAACGTGGAAGGTCGTGTTGGAGGCACTCTCATCCGGCACCGCGTAAAACAGCGGCGGGCAGGTTCCATCGCTGTACTCGATAGCGATGCAGCGCGGATAGCCGCCGCTATTTTTGGTGGGCGTCGGCGTTGCCTCCACGACGTAGTGGTTGTGGAAGGCCGCGACCAAGCTCGGCCAGTTTCCGCCTCCATGCCCGCGCCTGATTAGGCCATTGAACGTCGTGCCAGATGGAGACACCAGTTTGAGCGCGATGAAATCCCCTTTACTCACCGCCGCCCCGAGCGCACCCGTATGCCGGTTCCACCCAACGGCGGTCGTAGCGTGCGTAACCTCCGACGAGCCGCCGACCAGCGTGCCACTTGGCATACCCGTCGTCATGTCTACGGTTTCGGCGCGTATCCGCAGCCCGTCACCGTTCGCCGTCACGGTATTCGCATTAAAGTGCAGGCGGTCAATAGTTCCAGACTTGGGCGCTTGCAAGATCCACGCGATGTATTCGCCAGTCGCGTCGATCGTGACGGCAGACCAGCCGCCGTCAAGACTGGTCGTGCCGAAGTAGATTGGTTGACCGGGAATTGCGACGAGGGTCACGGAATCACCTTGCTCACTGGATTGGTCTGCACACTTTCGATGCCTGCTACGTCGTAGGCCGCCATCGTGAAG